CTGGATCGCTCGGTACAGCCATGACCACAGGAACGGATAATGTAGCCATAGGGGAGAACGCCCTTGATGCGTTTACAACAGGCTCGGACAATACGGCAGTGGGCGATAATGCTGCTGGGGCAACGACAACTGGAAATAATAATGTTGCGGTTGGATCAGAGTCGTTAGAAGCAAATTCAACGGGTGGAAACAATGTAGCTATTGGCATGAAAGCCTTAGAAGCGAATACCACAGCTTCTAATAACGTAGCAGTTGGTTACTTGGCTGCCGATGCGAATACGACTGGAACAGAAAATGTAGCCATAGGTAAAAGCGCTTTAACGGAAAATACAACAGCAGACGCTAATACAGCCGTTGGCTTTAATACGTTAGCTTCAAACACCACAGGCGCTAGTAATGTGGCGATTGGTAAAGACGCACTAGATTCAAATACCACAGCGTCAAATAATGTAGCTGTTGGGGTCGATGCTTTACAAGCAAACACCACAGGAACAGGTAATACAGGTGTTGGAAAAACAGCTTTAGCAGCAATAACAACTGGAAACTACAATGTAGCTGTTGGCACAGACGCAAATGCTTCAGCCACAACAGCATCAAACAACACTGCGGTTGGATATTATGCACTACAAGATAATACTGGTGGTAATAATACGGCAGTTGGTTACAATGCTTTACTACAGAATAGCACAGGATATTCAAATGTAGCAGTCGGTAAAGATGCAATGGTTGCTAATACAACTGGTGTAGCAAACACGGCACTTGGAATGAG